AACAACAGCAAGTCAATTTGAGCCATTTGCTAGTGGATACTTGAACACATACATGTTGGTAGCAGGTCGTGTTGGTGGTCTTTTAAGTTACGAACTGTTTACTGCATACCAAGAACAAGCCATGAAAATGTTCGGCGGACATTTAAACTTTTTCTTTAATAAAACAACCAAAAAGTTAACACTAGTACGCAAAATGCCTACACAAGGTGCTAATCCACCAGAAGAGAACATGGAAGATGTGTTGTTGCAAATATACAACTACAAACCAGAAAGCATGCTGTTAAATGACTATCAAGCATTTCCGTGGATACAAGACTATGCATACAGTTTTGCTAAACGTATACTTGGCGAAGCACGAGAAAAGTATGCTACTATCGCAGGCCCCAACGGTGGAACCAGTCTAAACGGTGCTAGTCTTAAAGCTGAAGCAAGCCAAGAAATGGCCGAACTAGAACAACAACTTCAGAACTTTGTTGACGGTAGTAACCCACTAACTTGGGTAATTGGTTAACTTTCTGTTTAACTTTCTTTTTACCTGTGTTATAATCTATCTATGATTATAGGAATATGTGGATTTATTGGATCCGGCAAAGACACAGTAGCAAACTACCTAGTAGAAGAACACAACTACCAACGTGACAGTTTTGCTGGCGCACTCAAAGATGCAGTAGCATCTGTATTTGGGTGGGATAGACAACTGCTCGAAGGTGCAACCCCTGAAGCACGTGAGTGGCGAGAACAAGTAGACACTTGGTGGGCAGAAAGACTAAGCATGCCCGAACTTACCCCACGTTGGGTATTGCAATACTGGGGTACAGAAGTTTGTAGGCAAGGATTCCACGATGATATATGGATTGCTAGTTTAGAGCATAGGCTATTACAGCAAGATGCTGATACAGTTATTAGCGATGTGCGTTTCCCTAACGAAGTTGAAGTGATAAAGAAAGCAGGCGGCAAAGTGTGGTGGGTTCAGCGTGGAGCACTTCCAGACTGGTACCCACAAGGTATGTTAGCCAGCAACGGGTACACTGATGCAGTTAAACAATTAGAAGAACAAAACATACACATAAGTGAATGGGCCTGGTTACAAACTGTGTTTGATCTAGTGCTCAACAACAACAGCACTGTAAATCATCTTTATTCTAAGATCAGTAGTCGACTTTAATCAAACTCGATACTTTCCAATTCCAAGACCGAATCGTAACTTATTATTTGTTTTAACAAATCTATGTTCTTGACTTGACCAATTACTGGGTATCCTGTATAGTCGACAATTTTTTTACTGCTGTGCCGTGCAACGAATGCAGGATCGTGTTGTTTAAACTTCGATAGCAAGTCGTCAAAGTCTGTGAACTCATCTTCTGTAACAGTTACAATATTAATACCTGGTTTTACAAAATCGTGAAACTTACAAGTTTGGCTAATCTGCTGGAAATCCTGTTCGAGATAAACCTGTAGTGGACCGTGTCCAACATATGGATTTTGCAGTTTAACATCGCCGAGTTCCAATTTATGCTTAAACGGAAATAATTCCATGTCAAATCCTACATCGTTGTACCATTCGATTTGTAACCAACCTAATCTATTAGGTTCTATGTTATGCTGGAGTATGTGCAAGCCGTAGTGCAAGTCGTGTATTACATGATCAAGTTCTGCTGGAATTTGCGAGAATCCCTCCATTAACAAAGTCTCTATGTCCTTGTGCATTTGTGCAGTATGCTTGATGCTAGTATCTCTAAAGTCCCACGACCATCCAAGTTGCTGGTTTACTATGGTTGCAAGTTTGGACATGTACTTTTTTGTAAACTTAGGGCGATCTCTATATATAGGAAACTCTTCTTGGTAAGTCTTTTTTGTTAATTTGTAATACTTCCGCCCGACACTGGTATCATTGATATTGCATACCAACTGATCAAAGTTTTTAAATTTTACTAAGAATTTCATTCGTTGTTATCATTGGAACTTTCGGTCCATGTATTTTTGGTTTGTTGTATTTCTATTCTACAGTTAGCGCAAACACTCTTTAGATTAACCCAGTTGTTATTTTTTAAGTTGCCGTCAACATAGAATACAAACATCTGTTGTTTATGTTTTGCTATGAACCCACATCGATCACAAGCTAATTTCTTTTTATACCCTGCACGTAGCCATCCGGCTACCTGTCTTCCTCTCTTGCCTTGGCGAGCACAGCCAGCACATTGTTTTCTATAACGTACTTTGCCTTTGGAATAGTAGTTTATTGCTACGGGATTGCCTCGACATGTAGGACATAACGGTCTTTGCATGCTAGTATTTATAAGCAAACCTTTCGAAAGGCATCTTAATCACCCAAAATCTATAGTGTTATTATAAATATAAAAAAGTTTCTTAAAAAGGAAAAGAACATGGCATTAGTATCCCCAGGATTAGAAATCAGCGTAACAGACGAAAGTCAATACGTTCCAGGTGCAGTTGGAACTGTACCACTTATTTTAATGGCCACAGCCCAGGATAAAACAAATCCTTCAGGCACAACAGCCACAGACACAACAGCCGCTAGAGCAGGTAAGTTATTGGCCTACACTAGCCAAAGAGAGCTTATCGCCGCAATGGGTTACCCAAGCTTCAAACAAAGCGCCGCAGGTACACCATTACACGGAGATGAGAGAAATGAATATGGCTTAATGGCAGCCTACAGCGCATTGGGCAATGTTAACAGAATTTTTGCAATTAGAGCAAATATTGACCTAGACGAACTAGCACCAACAGCAGTTCGACCAGTAGGTGCAGTAGCAAATAATACGCATTGGTTAGATTTAAGTACGAGTACATGGGGAATTTATTCATGGAATGCCACTACAAATGCATTCACAAACAATACTCCATTGTTGATTACTGAAACCAGTGACCAAACACTAGTAAGTAGCATCTACGTACCTAAAGCAAGTATTGGACAAATTGGCCAGTATGCTGTATCATTTGGTACAGGAAGCAATGCTAACTTGTTCCTCAAGGCAGGTGGCGATTTGCCGGCAGATGATGCAAAGTATAACACATGGGTAAGACTAGGCACAGATGATTGGGCAACCAGTGTTGCTACAATCAAAGGCACAGCAACTTCACCAAGTATTCCTGCAAGCACTCCAGCTGCCACAGTTACAATTAACGGCACAACAGTTACTATTGGTAACACAGGTGCTGGTAGAACACTAGACCAAGTTGTTAGCTCAATCAACTCTGCCGCAGTTACTGGTGTTACAGCCGCTAATGTAGGCAACAAGTTGTACTTGTATGCTTCAAGTCTAGCAGAAAGTGACGGAGCAACAGCAGACGGAAAGATTGCAATTGCAAACGGTTCAGGCACCCCATTAACAACATTGGGTATTACAGCAGGAACATACGCTAACCCACTGTTGCTTTACGGTGATTTTGCCGCTTACCCAAGTTGGAGAAGCAGTGACACAACACCACGTCCAACAGGTTCAGTATTTGCTAAACTTGGCGCAACTGGTTCGGGTGCTGATTTGGTTATTAAGAAGTACTCGACTACAACAGCAACATTTACCACACAGGCTGCTCCATTCTACAACAAAGCAGAAAATGCACTTTATGGTTTAGACCCAGCTGGTGGTGGAAACGGTATTGCCGCTGGTACACTTTGGGTTGCTTATGATCCACTACGTACGAGCACAGGTGGTTACAAGCCATTTAATCGTAGAGTAGCAGGAAAAACAATAGTAAGTGGTACAGCAACAGCCGCAAATCCATTTACTGCTAGTGAGCAACTTAAGATTGGTGTTACAAGTATTGGCAGTGCTGTGATTACTGAATATACAGTAACATTGTCAGGTACATCACCAGCAAGTTTTGTTAGTGATATTTTAGCACTTAATATTCCAGAACTAGATATTAGTGTAAGTAGCACAAATGTTATTACATTCACTCATATCTACGGTGGTGACATTTACCTAACAGACGTATCAGGTACACCAACAGCAGATGCAGGTTTCTCAAGTAGCACAACAGGTACTATATTATATGCCAATAGTGTTCTTGCGTTGACCAACTGGGAAGCATTAACATATACTTACAGCACAACCGAGCCATATCAAGCACCAGCTGATGGCACATACTGGTACTACAGTGATGCCGCTACAGTTGATGTTATGATAGCTGACATAGGCGGATGGAAAGGTTACAAGAGCAGTTACTACGACGGATCGAAAACTGATGCACGTGGTTTTGATTTGAGTCTAACAGATGCAAATGGTGTTCAGGTTGTAGCATCAGAACCAACATTCCAAAGCGACGGTGTTAGCGCACTTGTTGCTGGAGATTTGTGGTTAGACAGCAGTGACTTGGAAAACTATCCAAAACTTTATCGTTACAGTGGTACTGCTTGGGTGTTGATTGACAACACAGACCAAACAAGTCAGAATGGTATCCTGTTTGCAGATGCACGGTGGGATACAGATGGTACTACAGACATTATTACAGGTAGTTTACCAGCAATCACAGACTTGTTAGCAAGTGATTACATTGACCAAGACGCACCGGACTATAGACTTTACCCACGTGGTATGCTAATGTTCAACATGCGTAGAAGTGGTTACAATGTTAAGCAGTATGTAAACAATAAGTTTAATGCAACAGCGTTCCCTGACTTACCAGCAGTTCCTGGTGCAGGTAGCAGTTTACCAACTGTTAAGAACACATGGCAAACAGCTAGTGGATTACAAACTAGTGGTGCTATGAATGCAGGACGCAAAGCACAACGCCAAATGGTTGTGGCCGCAATGCAGAGTGCAGTTACAGCAAACACGGAGGTGCGTGAAGATCAATATAGTTTCAATATTATTACAGCACCAGGTTACGAAGAAGTAATTGATGAAATGGTTGCACTAAACAACGATCGCAAAAATACAGCGTTTGTTATTGGTGACACACCATTACGTTTAGCACCAAATGCTGTTGATATTGCTAACTGGAGTAATAATTTAGATGCTACAGGACTAGGAACTGCAGACCCATACTTGGGTGTTTACTACCCAGCTGGTCAAACTAGCGATTTGCAAGGCAACACTATTGTTGTTCCAGCAAGTCACATGGCATTGCGCACAATGATCTTTAATGACAATGTGGCATATCAGTGGTTTGCACCTGCAGGCACAAGACGTGGTCTAGTAGATAATGCTACAAGTA